GCGAAACTCACCAATCGAGCCGCCCTGCACGGCCTGGTCCACCGCCTTGCGCAAATCGACAAGCAGGTCAGCCTTGGCTGCGCCTGCCACCATGAAGGCGCGGTCGTGCGCGGCGCGCTGGATGTCGCGCCAGGTCTCGCTGGGCAGGTTGAGCTTGCGGCGCAGGAAGTCGATCTGCTCCTGGAACTGCTGGCGTGCGCCGTCCACCGTGGAACGGGCGGCCTCCCCGATATCAGCCACGGCCCGTCCCCAGCGCGGCCTGGTCGCGGCCCTGCAGGTGCGCCAGCTCGAAGGCCAGCGCCATCAACTCGGTGAGGTCGGCGGTGGGCAGGTCGCTGTAGGCCTGCAGCAAGGCGTCTTGCAGCGCCTGCGGGTCAGTGTGGGCGTCCACCAGGGCGCGCAGCTCGCGCACCCAATGGGCCACCACCGGGGCAGCACCCGCGCCCAGCGTGCGGGCGGCGTCGTTGGTGGCAGGTGTGCCCTCGGCGAATGCCACCGGCGGCGTGGCCACGGTGGCCGCCGTGGCCGCCGCAGTCGCGGTGCCCGCAGGGACAGCGGGCACCACAGGCGCCTCGTCAATATCGCCATCCTGCAAGTCATAGACCCGCTTCCAGTACACGGGGGTGAACTTCACCCCGGCCTTGCTAAGGGTCTCGTCGCGGTCGGCCTGCCGGGTGTTGACGTCTTCTTCCTCAAACAACTCGAACGTGGGCGCAGGGGTCTGCTCGCCATCGTGCAGGTCCGTCATCCAGCGCAGCAGCTGGTTGATGGTGGCGCTGACCAGGCGCGCATCGCCGTCGCGGATGGTGTCTGCCACCTCCAGCCCCGCCGTGGCACTGGCGTGGGTGCTGCTCGCCTCGCTGCTCTGGTTTTGCCCCAGCAGGGCAATGTTGATCTCCGAGCGGCAGTACATCAGCAGCCGCTCGTACAGGTCGGCACTGGCGCCCTTGTCGCCCGCCTCCAGGATGTCGATGCTCGAATCGTCGGGGATGGCCGCCACTGCGTCCTGAATCATGGATTCGAGCTTGTCCAGCAGCTTGTCCACCTCCGGCCCTGGCGTACCGCGCGGCTGTTTGCCCACCAGCCAGGGCGTGCCGTACTTCTCGGTGAACGTTACCCAGAACTTGAGCCCGCCGCGCATGAAGGTATCGGCCCAGAAACACATGGACAGGTCGGGAAAGCCATACGGGTTGGCATAGCTTGCCTCCTGGCGGGCCAGCAGGAACTTGCGCGGCTCCAGCTCCTCGCCCTGCAGGGGCTGTTGGCGGCTGCGAAACCGCAACTGCGCCGCGTTGTCGAAGAAGAACCACTCCTGTGGCTTGCCGATCACTTCGAGGGGCACCGTGGCGCCGTTGAACGGCCCCCACACCAGCTCCAGCGGCTGGTAGCCAAACAGCACTGCATCGGTGATCTCGTTGAGCAGCCGGTCCATGTCGTAACTCGCCAGCACGTCGCCGGCCAGGCGCGTCATGCGGGCGCTCGCCTTGCCCCGCTCCACGCGCCATTCCAGTGCCTTCACTGCCGCCTTGCGCCGGCGGATCGGGCCACCCACCGAGGGGCGGCTGCGCATGTCGCGGTACACGCTGATGTCCTTGCCCTGGCGCTTGAGGATGGGGTCGGGGTTGGGCAGCAGGAAGCCGAACGACATGTCGGTGCTGCGCTCGCGCGTGGCGATCTGCTCGGACAAGCTATTGCTGCGCCGGGCCTCGGCAAACGAGACGAACTCGGTGGGGGAGACGTAAATGCCTTGTTTTGCCATGGTGCTCAATAGCCTTCGAGGGATAGCGCGCTGCGGCGTGGTCGGCTGGCGGCATGCACCGGGCCAAAATTCATGCGCGTGGCTGCGTGGGCATAGGCGCAGGCCATGGCGTTGTCGCCGTGGCCACCGTCGGCCGTCTTGCCCTCGGGCATGCGCGGCACGCCGCGCACCAGCTTGATCGCCCGATGCGACTGCAGTAGGCCGTCGTGCCTGGGAATCTCGACCGTGTCGTCTTCAAACGCCGCTTTGTAGGGCGGCATGTGGTCGCGGTACCAGCCTTCGGTGGGCATCAGGCGCTCCACCACCGAGCCGTATTTGTCAAACGCGGCCTCGCCCACGTAACTGCCGTTGCCCCGGCTGTCGATCACCATGCCGCTCATGCGGGGCAAGGCATCGGCCACGGCGAACAGCACCTGCAGCTGCTGGTTGTAGGGCACGTTCTTGAGCTCCACCAGGAACGGGATGCGCACGCGCAGATTGCTGGCGATCTCTGCCGGGGCAATGCACGACAAGTCGCCGCTGCGGCCAAAGTCCATGCCCAGCGCGTGGCGCAGCTCGGGGGCGAACTTGAGCAATGGCTTGAGCTGCTCATCAATCCAGTCCTGCATCTCGCGCTCGCGCAGATCGGGCCGGGCGTTGTTGAAGTCCGCCGTTCCGGTAAAGCGAATCACCGGGCCGGGCACCATGCGCGCCTCGATCAGCGCGCGGCTCAGCCAGGCGCCGCCGCCCTTGGCCGGGATGCAGAACAGCTCTTCGTCCTCATTGGGTTTGTAGCGGTTGACCATGGTCTGGCGCCAATCGATCTCGCGCTCTATCGACCACTCTTGCCCCGTCACGGCGCAAATCTTGCGGTACAGGCCGTCGCGCAGGGCATCGTCCAGGTCCACACGGTGCACGCTGTACGGGAACTTGCCCGCACGCACGTCGGTGATCAGCTCATTGAAGGCGTTGTCTTCGCCGTCGTGCGTACTGAAGATGCGAATCTGCCCGCCCCACATCGTCATGGCCATGGCGGCCTTGAGCACCTCCTTGATGTCGTCAAGGAACGCCGCCTCATCCACCACCAGGCGCTCGCCCGGCCGGCCCTTGGAGCGCAGATTGCGCGGGCTGCTGGTGAAGGCCTGAATCATGTGGCCGCTGTCGAACTTGATGGTGAAGGTGAGGATCTGTTTGTCCTCTTCATCCAGCACCGACTCCTCGATCTGGCTGGCCGCCGCGTTGAACGCGCGCGCCCAGGTGGCGCAGTCTTGAATGAAGCCCTGCGTCATCTCCTTGTTATAGGAGATGTAATACACGTTGGCGCCCTCGGCGCTGGCCGCATACAGCACATCGTCGGCCGCCTCGGCATAGCTGATGCCGATGCGGCGCGACTTCTCCATGATCTTGACCGGCGATTTGTCCGCAATCCAGTCCACCTGGTACTGCATCAGGATGCGCGCGGCCTGGGCCACCTGCGTCTGCTGCATCACAGCTGCCCCATGATGGCGGTGCGCAGCGCATCGACGCCGGCGGGCGACAAGCCCTGCTGCCGGCCGGTTTCGCTGGCCTGCGTGGCGGCGTCTTCCAGTGCCTTCTTGCGCGCGGCCTCTTCAATCTCTTTGCGCACGGCCAGGCTGAAGCGCTTTTGCGTCACGCTGGCCTTGCCGATCTCGGCGGCGTTCTTGAACAGCTTGTTGACGTCTACGTCCTTGGCGTCGATCTCCAGGTCCATGAGCAGCGTGAAAATCTTCTCCTGCGTCATGCGCACCACGGCCGAACCCAGCTTGTCTTCATCGTCGGGCGCGGCGTCCACCAGGGCGCGCGCCTGTTCGCTGGCCATCTTGAGCTGCGCCATGCGCTGCTCGAACGGGCTGCCATAGCGCTGCAGCGCCGACTTGGACACATCGGCCCCGCGCGCCTTCAAGTCGGCCGCGAGCTGCACGTAGTCGCCAAAGCCACGGGCGACCAATTGCCCGTCCAACCACTCCTTGAGCTCGGGCGGCAGCGTGTGCACCTTGCTACGGGGCGCCATGGCCTAACCCTGCGTGATGCGCGGGCGCGCAACACCGGGCTGCGCATCCACCGTGTACTCAACAAAATCAATACCCAGGCGCGTCAGGTCCACAAACCAATGGTCCAGCGGGTCGCGCGCAATGCGCACCATCTCGCGCTCCTCCAGGTAATCGAGCTCGCGCCGAATCTCCTGGTGCGTGGCGTCCAGGTACACCGACTGGACGATGGGCAGCAGCGCTGCCGTGTTGATGCCCACCGGGCGCGAGAGGTTGATCGCCGACAGCAAATGCCAGCGGATCGCCTCGCGCCGCGCCCGAAGCATGGCGGCTGAAAATGTCACAGGTGTTCTCCCCTACGGTTGTTGTCCAGCGCGCGCTCCATGCGCAGCGCAAAGTTGTCGATGCGGGTGTTGATGCCGCCAATGGCCTGCACGAAATCGTCGCGCCGCACGTAGTCGCGCGGCAGCTCGGCCTGGAACCGCAGGAACGAGGTTTCGAGCTGGCGCGCCGCATCGGCCTCGCGGCGCATGTCTGCCCCCACCTTGCTGATCGACTGCTGCAGCGAAGCAAACTTCTCGTTCGAGCGCTTCTCGGCCTGCAGCGCAATCACCTTGAGCAGCGCCCACAGCGCGCCCAGGAACAGGCCGGCCAGCGAGATCAGGTTCGTCATCGTCAGTTCGAACACCATTCAATTGCCCCCTTGCGTGGCCTGCGGTGCATGGCACACCTCGCGGGCGAAAGACTGCAGCCCCATCACTTGGTCGCGGAGCTGGTCAGCCTCTGCTGCCAGCTCTTGATACGCGCCGCTGCTCTCGCCGAATAGCTCTCGGGCGGTACGGGCTTCGCCAGCGCAGGCGGCACGGCCGGCATCTCCTGCTGGGTAGGGATCGGGGCGGCTGTTGAGGCGGGCAATCTCGGCGCGCAGGCTGCGCACAGCACTGGCAGCAGCAGCATCACGAGCGCGGCGCGTGGCCTCGCGTTGGGCGTCTTCATGGGCGGTCCTTTCGGCATTGCGGAATTTGGTGGCGTTGTCGCGCGCGGTGGCGGCGTTGCGGGCGTTTTCTTGGGCGTCCCAGGCGGCTTGCACACGGGAAGCGCCCTGGGCGTCGCCCCTGGCCACCAGGTGCGACTGCCAGGCGTTCACGCCCCAGAGGGCCGCGCAAACCAGCACGGCAGTGGCAACAAGGCGGGCGCTCATGCTCATGGCGTGGGTGCCCCAAGGCACATGGCACGCAGGTGCTGGCGGTCGGCCCACACACCCCGGCAAGTGCGGTTGTCGGGGTGGCTGCAGCGGTCTTGCGGCTTGGCAACCGGGCCGGCGCGGTCGTACAGCAGGATGGCTTCGCAGGCGCCGGGGTAGTCGAGCGCCTGCAGCCGCCGCACGATGGCGCTGGGGCCGCTGCGGTCGTTGTTCTTGCACACCGCCGTGGCGCCCACGTTGTAGGCCAGGCCCACGAAGGCGTCCCACTCGTAGCCGTACATGGGTACGCCCATGCAACGCTTGAGGGCCAGCTCCACATCGCCCGCATCGGCGCGCAGGCGCACCAGCGCGCGCACGGGCGGCAAGGTATCGCCTGCCTTCACCCCGTGTGTGGTGCCGAAACCTACCGTGGGAACCGCTGCGCCGTGGACCGGGTCAGGGTAGGCCTGCTCGCTATAACCCTCGCGCTGGGCGATGTACACCAGGCCCGTGGCAGAGAGCGCCAGCGCGGCAATGGCGGTGCGTGTTTTGTCCATGCACGGCACTGTGCCGCGCGCGCGCGATCAGGCGTAAATGGTGCGCACCATTGTTTGACGAGAAAGAGACGTCGTCATTCGGCCAAACTGATGCTCTATTTTTGAAATTCCGCGTACATGCTAGCAATCCGAAAAATGTGCATCGTCGCGGCAAGCACTGAAGTCAGTGCGTACAAAAACAAGCCATAGCCTACCGCCCATCCAATCGCAGTCAGCACCGGTAAGGCGTGCTCAAAAATCCCCATCCATGGCGCATAGAACCACCATGCCTTTGCGAGAACGGCTGCAACGAGTGCCGCCAGTTGCACCAAGATGAAGTGAACAAACGTAGAGCACAGTGCTACGTACGCATTGACTGGCTCACCGTCATCTTCCGCCAACAAGGCACGAAACTTCTCGTCGCCGAAGCCGATGAAGATGGCAAATCCACCCAGCGTAAAACCTAGCAAGTTGGGCAACACTGTAAGGGATTGATCCCACCACTGTGGGGTCGACCAAGTAGGGGTCGTCAAAGCTAGAAGCAATAAGGCCGCATGTAGATAAGGCGAGCAGAGCAAAGCACCCAAGCCACCATACGCGGCCCAGTACGTCTTAAAAATCGATGCGACACCCTTGTATTGCTTAAACATCTATCTGTTGGCCGCTTTGCCTTTATCGCTTATCCGCCCCAAAACATTCCAAACGGTTTCAATTGCATCGTCCAGGACCTGTGGATACTTTGCCGGCTTGGCCTTGGTTGATTCAGATTGTGACACTCCGGTAGCGTCATAGCCATGAGACTCGACGTACCCGTTGTGAGCCGCCGCTTCTGCCTCTGCCTTCAGCTCTGGGTCAGTTTTTATGCCTTCAGAGTCCTTGGATGTCATTTCCTCGCGAAGTCGATTGACACGTCTATCCTTCATGCGGTCCATGATGCGCTTTGCTACGTCGGCACCGTCATCTGCATTGGGACGCTTGAACTCGAAAAACAGCCTCGTCAAACGGTGAATGCTGAGAACCTCATCCACTGCAGCATCATCGGGGATGACTGTCACCTCCACGGGAGGTCTGTTGTGCTTTTGTGAAACTTCATTGAACAGCTGCTGCAGGAAGCTCTCGGCAACCGAAGGCCCCATCGTCGCCTTCCGATCCTTGCTGACGAACCAAAATCGATGCTCACGAGGCCTGAACACAAACAAAATACGTTCCAGATTCGGATGCAAATTGCCCGGAATGACGATCTGTTCTGTCTCTACATCTTCAGCTGGCTTGCCGGTCTGAGTATTGAACCAAGCTGCACCGGGGTCGATGTTGGTGAATCGATAAATCTCCCCCTGAAGCTCATCCTTTTCTACAGCACTCTTTGCGTCATACAAGGCGCCAAGCAAAAAACCATCGGCCCGACCACGCGTAAAAATACGCCTCAATCGGAACGCCTGAAGGAACAGATCCACATATCCTTGGGGGCTATGTGGTGCATGCATGGAAATATTAATCTGCCGAATCTCAATGGTTCTTGGTTTTGCCATCTCTTCCTCCTTGTAGAACTACCCCGGCCCTGCATCGCCAGAATCGCGTTTTCATTCACTGCGATTGGCGTGAGCTAGAACATCGTCATCGACTCACCACCCCGCCCGATCCGCATGAATCTTCGTCCAGGTCTCATTGAGCTTGCCCTGGAGAATTTCGCATGCGGCGCGGCGCGTCACGTAGCCGCCGAAGCCGTTGGTGGCGTGCACCGTCATGGACAGCACGCGGCCTTCTTTTGAGGGTTCGGTGTAATAGG